GTTAAAATACTGGGAGAATGTGAAGTCATTTCTAGCAAGACAGATAAACCTATTTTATCTTGTGGTGCTAGAGTCGTAATCGTAACTAAAGGAGAAGTAATATGTCAAATGTAACAACAATGTTTAATAATGGTTCACATATCCATGCACTTAGAGCTAATGGATATGGAGATGCAGGTTTTGATATTGATACTGTACCTCTTTATTATGATGTAGTAGCTTATAATGGTATAAGCACTGCTGGTTGGCAATCTAGTAAGTATGCTACCTATCGCACTGATACAGGTGAAGAGTTAGGTGTTCATGGTGAAAGCTATAGGGCAGTACGTCCTGCTGCTATGATAGATACCTGCCGTAATATCTTAGAGCGTTCAGAATTTAACCTCAATGGAATCATAGAGGATATCAGAACAAGTCATAACGGATCTAGAACTTTTGTAAAATACACCTTACCTGAGATGACGTATAAAACTGGGGATGGTGATGATGCATCTCTTAGTTTGTTAGCAATTACTAGCTTTGATAGCACTTGGCCTTTTATGATTAGTGCAGCAGCTATACAATCAGCTTGTTTAAATCTCCAAGTCTTTACTACAGGTGAAGTTGCAGTCTATAAAACTAGACATACTAAAAGTTTAGATTTAGATGCAGGTTCTCGTATACTTACTAATGCTTTAGATATCTTTAGTAATGAAAGAGAGTTGTGGTTAAACTGGCAAGATAAAATATGTACAAGTGAAAGAGCTTTTGTTCACTTTGCGGATGCTTTAAAATCTAATACTGCCATAGAATTATTTAAAGAGCATAATGATTTTCATTTATCATTATTGAAAATGCCTCGCATCAATAATGCTTTAACATATCTTTGTAATGCATGGGAAATTTATAGTCAGCGTCTAGGTTATAATTACTGGGCTTTATATAATTGCTTTACCGATTGGGCTACTCATGCTCCAGTTAGCTTACAGAGTTCACATAATAAAGCAGCTATTGAAACATCTAGACAAACAACTATACGCAAACATATTCAAAATGATAAGGACTTTAGGATTGCAGCATAATGACAATCATATTATTCGGGATGCATCTATCACTAAACCTAAGAAACGGATTCGGCCTTGATGTTGAGGCCGCTTCCGCTAGACCGATATGGATAACAGATAACTTAGGAGACTCAAGATTTGCAGTTTTTGATGGACTAGTTATCTGTATACCATTTTGTACAATAACTTATGGTTCAGTATATGAGGAGTGATAATGCAAAAATTAATTGGGGATCTTACATCCCTTCCAGTAACTGAAATATTAACAGGAGTAATTATACTTATGGTTTCTTTTTCATTTATAGCGTCATTTGGAGGTATGGTGTGAGTGCATTTGGAGAATGGATGTGTAGCGATACACCATCTCAAGAAGCAAATCTTATTGCTAAAGCTGTTAATCTAGTTACTAAAAAAGGAAAAGTTTTAAGTCAAGTTTGTTCTGAGTATAGTATATGTGAAAGAGATGTAGTCTCATTTATAGTTGAACAAACTGAATATGAAACTTATAATACGGTAACAGAACAACTTAGTAATAAAAAACATGAAGAACTTTTTTAGATATGCATGGAGACTGTGGGCTTTAAGTCTAGGTGAACGTGCTTCTGACGATAACCGGGAGGCAGATATGGTGGCTTTAATTAGAACTATATTTGCCTTCATTAATTTAGGGACTTGTATTTTAATTGGTTCCAACATCCTTATAGGGTGGGAAGTTTTATAAAAAAAGTCTTGACAACTTCAAAATCAGAGTGTAAACTCTACAATTCAACTTAACTTAACTCATATTGGAGGATAAATATATGCCTGTATTAGAAGGTACAGCTTACTATACACACGTTACAATGCCTAACACTAGGTTTGAACCATGCTACAGTGTAAACTTAGTAGTAGATGATGCTACTGCTGCTAAGTTTAAATCAGAAGGTTTTTCTGTTAAAGAGATGGAAGATATAGGAAAGAGTTCTATAGTAATAAAGCGTAAGGTTGCTATGCCTAACGGCTCTACTAGAGATGCTCCTCGTCTTGTAGATCGTAATAAGAATCCTTTAGATGTAACTGTTGGTAATGGATCTAAAGTAAAAGTACAGTATCGTGTATGGGAGACTGATAATAAGTATGGTTCATTTAAAGGACTAGATTTTCAGGCTATGCAAGTAATAGATTTAGTAGAAGTAGCAGGAGCTGATGGCTCTGAGTTTACTGCTGAAGATACTAGTATGGAGGATGAATTGTAATGCCAACAACTTCTAGAACATATACTAAAGATGATGTAAGTTATTCAGTAGATAAGTTATCTGCTGAAGCTCAAAGCATCTTTAATGTTTTAGTTGCTGCTAAAGGTAATGTAGAAAAAGCCTCGCTGGAGTTAGCTCTGGCGAGAGCTTCTGTTATTACTTTAGTGGATAACTTAAATAAACACTTAGATGATACTGCTTTAATTGCAGATGATGTAGGTCATCCATAATGAGGATTAATCATGGGATTTATAAAGTACAACCTCCCTTGTCATTCTTGCGGAGGAAGCGACCCTGTAAGTCTAAACAGCAATGGGTCTGCTTATTGTTTTAGTTGTAATACATATTTTAGAAATTATAGTACATCGGAAGTACACTCAGATACAGTAAAGGATATCAAAACGTATCAAAGAAATAATAAATTAGAGGACAGTGCATTGGAATTTAGAAGTCTAGAAGAAGCACCCTCTAAATCTTTTAATGCTTTATCAGATAGATCTATATCTTTAGACACCGTTAAATTTTATGGTGTTAAGTCTACTAAAGATGCTTCTGGTGTTATTCAAGAGCATTACTATCCATATTATAACGGTCACGAATTAGCTGCCTTTAAGGTAAGAAAAGCTAATAAAGATTTTTATTGGTCTGCATCTCCTAAAGAAACAGGTTTGTTTGGAGAGAATCTATTTAAAGAAGGACAGAAATATATAACATTAGTAGAAGGTGAGTGCGATGCTATGGCAGCTCACGAACTACTAGGATCTAAGTGGCCTGTAGTTTCTATTAAATCAGGAGCATCAGGAGCAGCTAAAGATGTTAAAAACAGTTTAGAGTTTTTAGAATCTTTTGATTGTGTTGTTATTAATTTTGATAACGATAAGAATGGTAAGGAAGCTGCTTTAACAGTAGCTAAATTATTCACCCCCGGTAGAGCTAAAATACTTACATTACCCGAAAGCTTTAAGGATGCTAATGATGTATTAAAACAAGGCAGACATTCATTATATGTTAATGCTTTCTGGGATGCTAAAATTTATACTCCTTCAGGGGTTCTTAATTTATCAGACCAATTAGATGAATACCGCAAAGCTAGAAAAGAAAAGAAGGATGCCATACCTTATCCGTGGAAAGGACTTAATTATAAGTTAGAAGGTTTGAGGTCAGGAGAACTTATAACTCTTACAGGTGGAACTGGTCTTGGTAAATCATCAGTAACCAGAGAGTTAGAACACTGGCTTATAAATAAAACAAAAGATAATGTAGGTATTATTGCATTAGAAGAGAACTGGACTAGAACTGCTGAAGGTATTATGGCAATAGATGCTAGTATTAAATTACATCTTGATAGTGTTAAGTCTGATTTTACTGATGATCAACTAGATAATATATTTAAGAAAGTATTTTTAGGTGAAAACGAAGGTAGAGTATGGATACACGCTCATCATGGTGTAAATAATATTGATGATATATTTAGCAAACTAAGATATATGATTATTGGTTTAGATTGTAAGTGGATAGTTGTAGATCACTTACATATGTTAGTGTTATCTGTTAATGATAACGATGAACGTAAGTCTATCGATAACATAATGCTTCGTTTAAGAACTTTGGTAGAAGAGACAGGGTGTGGTATGATCTTAGTATCTCATCTCCGTAGAATAGATGGTAACAGAGGCCATGAGAACGGCATAGAAACAGGTTTATCTCATCTCCGGGGTAGTCAGGCTATAGCTCAACTAAGTGATTGTGTTATTTCTTTAGAGCGTAATCAACAATCAGATGATCCTATCGAAGCTTCAACAACTAAAGTTAGAGTGCTTAAATCTAGATATACTGGTGATGTAGGAGTGGCTACTAGATTATTCTATTGTCCTAATAGTGGTAGGCTAAATGAAGTAGATCATCACGATATAGATGAGCTTGAGTTATGAATATATTATTAGATATAGAAGCTAACGGATTTAATCCTACTCAAATATTTTGTATTGTTTGTTTAGATGTAGATACTGGAGAAGTTAAAACTTTTGATGTTGAAAACATTGAAGAAGGCGTACAATTTATACAAAGTAGCACTAAGCTTATAGGTCACAACATTATTGGTTATGATATACCTGCTATAGAAAACATCTATAATATAGATCTATCTCATTTAAAGATAGTAGATACTTTAGTTTTGTCTAGATTATTTAATCCTACTAGAGAAGGAGGACACGGTTTAGAAAACTGGGGACACAAACTTAATTTTGCTAAAGGTAAGTATGGTGATAAAGAAAATGCTTGGGATTTTTATACTAAAGAAATGTTAGAGTATTGCATACAAGATGTTATTCTTAATAAAAAAGTTTATGATTATCTAAAGATTGAAAGTAAAGGTTTTTCACCTAGCTCAGTTAAATTAGAACATCAAGTAGCTAAAATTATAAATACTCAAAGGCAAGATGGCTTTATGTTAGACGAAGAAAAAGCCTCTAAGTTATTAGCTCACCTCAAGGAAAAGTTAATTGCTGTTGAAAAAGAAGTGCATAAAACTTTTAAACCTAAAGTAAATAATATTAGACTTACTCCAAGATATACTAAGACAGGTATGATAGCTAAAACAGCTAGTAGTTCTGAAGATAAAAACTTTAGACTTACTGATTATGAATATAAAGTAATGTTAAGAAACAAAGTTGTTACTAGACAGATAGTAACTCCTTTTAATTTAGGATCTCGTAAACAAATAGGCGAGTATCTTATTGACTTTGGATGGAGACCTAAGAAACGTACACCTACTGGACAACCTATAGTAGATGAAGGAACTTTAAATAAAGTTAAACATATTCCGCAAGCTGCTATGATTGCAAACTACTTAATGCTTCAGAAAAGAATAGCTCAAGTTTCAAGTTGGATGAAAGAAGTAAACCCGGAAACAGGAAGAGTACACGGCTATGTTAACAGTAATGGTGCTGTTACATCTAGGATGACTCATAGCCACCCTAATATGGCACAAGTTCCTAGTATTAATTCTCCTTATGGGAAAGAGTGCAGAGCTTGTTGGGCTGTTCCTGAAGGTTATAAACTTGTAGGTATAGATGCATCTGGTTTAGAATTACGAATGTTAGCACACGAAATGAACGATGAGGATTATACAAATGAAATACTTAACGGAGATATTCACACCACTAATCAAAACCTTGCAGGACTTGAATCAAGATCTCAAGCAAAGACATTTATATATGCACTCCTCTACGGAGCAGGAGATGCAAAGCTTGGAACAGTGGTTGGAAGAGGCAGAGAAGCAGGTAAAACACTTAGAGAACGCTTCTTTGCTAGTCTCCCATCATTTAAAACTCTTAAGAATAGAATTTCAAGAGAAGCGGCAACTGGATTTGTTAAAGGATTAGATGGACGTAAACTTACTGTACGAAGTGAACACGCTGCTTTAAATACTTTATTGCAGGGTGCAGGTGCTATAGTTATGAAACAAGCATTAACTATTTTTAAAACAAAACTAATTAAAAATAATTTAGATGCTAAGTTTGTAGCAAACGTACATGACGAATGGCAGTTAGAAGTAAAAGAAGAACAAGCTGATGAAGTAGGAAGATTAGGAGTATTATCTATTAGAGAGGCAACGTGTTCTTTAAATCTTAGGTGTCCGTTAGATGGAGAATATAATGTTGGAAACAACTGGGCTGAAACTCACTGATTGTCGTAAAGGAGATCTAGCAGAGTTTTATGCTGTAACTTGGTTGTGGGATCAAGGTTATGAAGTATTTAAAAATTCTTCTAGTCGAGGGCCGATAGATATAATTGCTTTTAAAGATGGAATAACTATTTTAATTGATGTTAAAACTAAAAAAACTGGTAGCGGTTTAAAACGAACTACCCTACAAAAAAAATTAGGTGTTATATTACTATCTTTTGATAGACAAACAAGGAAATTAGCATGGGTAAACCATCAGAACTAATACCGTTTAAGTTAGTTAATATCACAGGTAAAGATATTGATAAAGCTACTAAACTTCACTTTGAAATGGGAGAACTTAAAAATTCTATTTCTAAAGGGAGAGGAAATATCTATGGGTTTCTAGGTGAAATTATTACTTCAGATTTTTTTAATGTAAAATTATCTAACACTTATAATTACGATTTTATTCTTAATGAAAAACGAATAGATGTTAAAAGTAAAAAAGTTAATTCTGTTCCTAGACATAATTATGAATGTTCGGTAGCAGGTCTTAATACCAAACAAGAATGTGATTATTATATATTTACTAGAATTATGGGTGACTTAAAGAAAGGTTGGATATTAGGATACATACCAAAGAAAGAATACTTTAAGAAAGCTACATTTTTAAATGCAGGACACGTTGATCCTACTAATGGATTTAGAGTTAGATCTGCTTGTTATAATTTAGAAATAGGTGAACTCAATAATATTGAGGAACTCTTATGAGTATTAAATCTTTAGATACTTTAATAGAAGATATCTATAAACCTTTAGAAGATTTATCTAAAGGCAAACCTTTACCTTTATCTGAAGAAGATATTGATATAGCTACACAAGGTATTAAGAATGCTATAATGCATTGGGCTTTTCCTGAAAAAAGAAACAAAGAGTTTTCTTTACGGATGTCTAATATTGGAAAGCCTGAACGTCAGCTTTGGTTTACTAAACGAGATACTGATAGCAAACAAACAACACCATCTACACAAATTAAATTTTTATATGGTCACATCTTAGAAGAAATATGTTTAATGCTTGTTCGATTATCTGGACATAAAGTTACAGACGAACAAAAGGAAGTTACTGTAGATGGTATTACTGGACACATAGATTGTAAGATTGATGGCGAAGTAATAGATGTTAAGACCGCTTCTAGATTTTCTTTTCTAAAGTTTGCTAAAGGAACTTTATCTGAAAGTGATAGCTTTGGATATCTATCACAACTAGCAGGATATGAAGAAGCAGAAGGCACAAACAATGGAGGCTTCTTAGTTTTTAATAAAGAATCAGGAGAACTTTGTTTATATCAACCAGAAGATATAGAAAAACCTAATATTAAATCTAAAATTTCTTCTGTTAAAAAAGCAGTAGTTCTTGACACAATGCCAGATCTGTGCTACCGTCCTGTACCCGACGGGAAAAAAGGTAATATGAAGTTACCTAAAGATTGTACGTGGTGTAAATATAAATTTGAGTGTCATAAAGATGCTAACAATGGCGAAGGTTTAAGAATTTTTAAATATGCAAATGGTCTTGTATATTTAACTCACGTAGAATCTAAACCTGAAGTAGAAGAAGTATTATGAATAACAAAAAATCTAAAGTGATTAGAAGACAAACTACATCTATTTTAGTTGAATGGATGCGCTCTCTTCTGCCTGAAGAAGAAGCTATAAAAATTACGTCTGCTAACGTATATAACTATCTTCCTGAACAAAAGTATTATGTAACCCGGAAAACAACGTACCTTAATTCATATCACCCTAAATGGGTAACTAAACATATTAAACAACTTTTAAAAGTTAATCCTGAATTAAAAATAAAACACATAGATCTAGATACAATAAAAGAAAAGATTGGATCTTAAGTTGAAAGTTGTAAAGATTAAGAAGCCTAGAAAGCCGCGAGTACCTAGACCTAAAAGATCTAAAGAAATAGTTGGTTATGATTCTACTTTTGAATTTGAATTACATCAGGGGATTCTTGATCAATGGGAACACCATCCTCATACTGTAGATTATACTGTCGATCATAAATACTATCCTGACTTTGTTAAAGTTATAGACGGCAAAACAATTCTATTAGAAGCTAAAGGAAGATTCTGGGACTACGCAGAGTTTAATAAATATATCTGGATAAAGAAAGCTTTACCTGAACACATGGAATTAGTATTCTTATTTGCTAATCCTAGTGCGGCAATGCCTCAAGCTAAAAGAAGAAAAGACGGCACTAAACGTAGTCATGGTGAGTGGGCTACTGCTAATGGTTTTGTTTGGTATAGTCGCTATAGTATTCCTGATGATTGGATAAATGTTAAAAACAAAGAGGAGCTTCAAAAATGAGTGAATATACTTTAACAATGGGTAATGGTACTAATGACGATAAAATGATATATGCACATACTGGATGGGATAAAGCATCTGATGCAATAACTGAAGCAGTAGATCATCCTCCTCATTATAACAAAGGTAATATAGAGACTATAGACTATATAGTAGATGTACTAGATACTCACGGTGCTTTAATGTATTGTCATGGTAATGTGTTAAAGTATACTGGTTCAAGATTATTTAGTAAGGAAAAGCCTGTAGAGGATGCCAGAAAAGCTATATGGTATCTTAATAAGATAGTAGAGTTATTAGAAAATAAAGGAGAATAAAGTGGAAGAAGTAATTATTAGAATAGACAGTGAAACTATAGGTGCAGATGGGCCAGATAAACAACTTTTAGGTAAACTTAGTATTCTTAATTATCATGAAGATGACTTTCAAAAGAAACTTGGTGATGTTACAGATTCATTAAGAAATATATATGAAGGTTATATAGACGGTTCTATAACCATAACTGTTATTAATAAGTTTGAACACGTTAATGTATAAGGAGTTATAATGGATAAGTACCAACAATTTATTCATAAGAGTCGTTATGCTCGTTGGATTCCTGAAGAAAATAGACGAGAGACTTGGAGCGAAACAGTCAGCCGTTATGTAACTTTCTTTGAAGATAGAGGACAACTAACAAAAGAAGATGCAGCCCAAATGTATAACGCTATATATAATTTAGATGTTATGCCCTCTATGCGGTGTATGATGACAGCAGGTGAAGCTCTTAAACGAGATAACGTAGCAGGGTTTAACTGTAGTTATCTTCATATAGATAGTCCTAGATCCTTTGATGAGTTGATGTATGTCCTTATGTGCGGTACTGGAGTAGGTTTTAGCGTAGAAAGAAACTTTATAAGTAAGATGCCTACTATAGCTGAAACCTTTCACGAAACAGAAACGACTATAGTTGTGTCTGATAGTAAGATAGGGTGGGCATCTGCTTACCGGGAACTGATAAGCTTGTTGTATGCAGGTAAGATACCTAAGTGGGATATGTCTAAGATTAGACCTGCTGGAGCTAGACTTAAAATCTTTGGCGGCAGAGCTAGTGGCCCAGAACCTTTAGATGATCTCTTTCAATTTACTGTAGGCATTTTTCAAAGAGCAGCAGGACGTAAACTTAATTCTATAGAGTGTCACGATCTATGCTGTAAGATAGCAGATATAGTTGTAGTAGGAGGAGTAAGACGTTCAGCCCTCATTAGCTTATCTAATTTATCTGATCCTCGTATGGCTAAAGCTAAGTCAGGTCAATGGTGGGAAACAGAAGGGCAACGTAGGCTTGCTAATAACTCTGTAGCTTATACAGAAAAACCAGACTTTGAAGCATTCCTTAGTGAGATGCAAACTATTTATGAAAGCAAAGCAGGTGAGCGAGGTATCTTTAGCAGGGTAGCTGCACAAAAGATTGCAGGAAGGAATGGACGTAGAGATCCTGATAAAGACTTTGGTACTAATCCTTGTTCTGAGATTATACTTAGATCTAATCAGTTCTGTAATCTATCAGAGGTAGTAGTTAGGGCTGATGATAGACTAGATTCTTTAAAAGAAAAGGTTCGTATAGCTTCTATTATAGGTACACTACAAGCTACACTTACAGACTTTAGATATCTTCGCAATATATGGAAGCGTAATACAGAAGAAGAAGCTTTACTTGGAGTAAGCCTTACAGGTATTATGGATCACTTAACTTTAGGAGGTAAAAACCCACAAGCACTAGAAAGAATGTTAAAGGAACTTAAAGATGTGGCAATCAATACTAACAAAGTATGGGCAGATAAGCTTGGGATTAATCAATCAACCGCTATTACTTGCGTTAAGCCAAGTGGGACTGTCTCTCAGCTTGTTAATTCTGCTTCTGGCATACATCCTCGCTTTTCAGAACATTATATTAGGAGGGTACGAAGTGACAGAAAAGATCCTCTTGCTGTGTTTATGGCTACCACTGGCTTTCCTTTTGAGCAGGATGTTCATTCACCCGAATCTCTGGTATTTTCTTTCCCTATAAAGTCTCCTAAGAAAAGCGTTACTGTTAGACAAGTAGGAGCTATGGAACAGTTAGAGCTATGGAAGGCTTACCAAAATCATTGGTGCGAACATAAACCAAGTATAACTATTTACTATACTGACGATGAGTTTCTTCAGGTAGCTCAGTGGATCTGGGAGAACTTTGATCTATGTAGTGGTATATCTTTACTTCCTTATAGTGATCATGTATATCAACAAGCTCCCTATGAAGAAATAGATTCTGATAAATATAAAGAGTTACTTAAAGCCATGCCCAAGAATATAAACTGGGAAGATTTAAAAGACTTTGAAAATGAAGATAACACTATAGGATCTCAGGAACTTGCTTGTGTAGGAGGAGCTTGTGAACTATAAAGAAGGGAATCTACTGTCCTTTAAGATCTTAGTAGACGAAACCGGGAATATAGTTACAGAGTTAAGCGGTGTTCCTTTAGATAAATTAAAAGATATCTTTAAAGGAAATGAATTAATTTTAATTAGAAGAATATTAAGTGAAGCTCGTCCTAAATTGGAAGGGCTTCACGAATATTTAGAGGATCAGTTAGACTCTACTATTACCATTTAACTTTATGTGACCAGTATCTTGCTGAAAGCTTTGAAGGGTTGGAGTCTTGGGCATTGTGTCTGGCGTAGTAACTTTTCTTCCTTGCTTTATCTTTGGCTGTTTTAGGGTTCTTTCCTGCTCCTCTAACTC